GGTTCTGAGTACCGACCATCTTTTTTCAAAGACTGGACGCTTCGGGAAAGGTTGTGGGTGACTACCAGGAAGGCCCACCGAGTGAGTTAGTAAAAATATGAGAAGAAAAATAACAAGAAAGGACATATGAAAACATATAAAACATACAACCCTCCGGGTAGTACACAAACAACAAAAGACGTAAAGAAATTCGATCTTAAAGTAATTTGGGATTGGGAAGATGGATCTTTAATTAGATGTGAAATTCCAGAGGAAGTAATGAAATGGGATTGGATAGAAGCTTCTGATTTCTTTAATCACCTACAAGGATGGGCTCAAACTCAACTAGAGGGAATACAACATCAATTAAAAAATACTGACAAACCTTTTGAAAGAAAACATTTTATTACTTTAAAAGAAATAAAATTTAATTCTAAAGGGTGGGGACAGGAAGGAATGTACAATGGCAGATCCGACTAAATACAAGTCACTCTCTGTTCCACGCAAAGATTGGGAACAACTAGGTGACCTTGCAAATAAAACAAACAGGACAAGATCTAAAATGATCGGAAGATTAATTAGATTTTTTCTAGATAACAAAGGTGTAAAAGCAAATGGAAAAGATAAAAGTAGCAAATCATAAATACATTTGTCCAGAGTGTAAGGGTAATGGATATAATAAAGTTTATGATATGATTATCCAATGCGATAAGTGTAAGTCTCAAGGGGAGTTAGATTTAGAAGAGCCAACTCTTGAAGAGCTGCAGGCAATGGCAGCGTCAGCGAGGCTGCAGTGAGCAAGAATCCTGTAGCCAAACAACTCAGAACACCAAAATTTAAAAGTAAGAAAGTAGAATCTAAAAAGAAATACAATCGTAAGAAAAAAGAAATCGTTGGTTATTATTATGACTACGATGGTAAAGAAACAATTTTATATAAGGATGATTAATGATCCCAGAGACAGACAGAGCATATATCGCCGGCCTATTCGACGGCGAGGGTTCGATACATTTCAAACGTGGACCGGAAAAGAAGAAGAAACACCGAGGCAAACCCGGTTACAGAATCTCAAACAGCTTAAGATTAAGTATGGAAGTTACAATGACAGATAGATCTGTACTGATGTGGTTGCATCAAACACTTGGTGTTGGTACACTAACTAAAAAACCACGCAAGGGTAAACGTGTAGACGGCACGCCGTATCTTATGCAATGGCGATGGCGTTGCACATTTAGAGATGCCTTTCACGTGTGTTGTTTAATATGGCCCTGGGCACATACCAAACTACCTAAGATACAACAAGTAATACAACATTACTCTGAAGAAAAATTAATGGAAGGTAAAGTTGTAAACCTACAAGACTATAAAAAATTGATGAGTTTAGAATGAGTTGGAGAGATCGACAAAGACAAATGATTGTAGAGCTAAATGAAAAAGTATTTAGTCGTGATCCGCTGCGTGTGATGAGAGAAAGTTATAACTCTATTGATGTAGTTAATTCTAATTATATTATATTTGTAGGTTTAAAGATGGTTCGTATTGGGCCTGGAATCTTAATAAGATAGAACCTGAGTGGTATGATAAAAACTTACCTACTACGACTCACTTTGAAAATACTGATTTTAAATCTAAAAAGATTGGTGATCTTAAATTAAAAGACGGAGTAAAACTTATATGAAAAAAAATAATAGTTATAGATACCCAAAGACTCAACGGGAAAAGATAGAAGGTAAACGGCACTATGTGTTTGATAAGGAGAAGCTGCCATCAGTGACGACGATCTTGGATGCCACGCAATCAGCCGAGAAGCGCGAAGCGTTGGCCAAGTGGCGCGAATCGAAAGGCGAGGCCGAAGCGACGCGGATCGTGGATGAGTCTGCTGCACGGGGGACCGCGATGCACAAGATTCTTGAGATGTATGTCCTGGAGCAAGGCTATCTTGATGAGACTAACGTAGGTAAACAAGCACACAATATGGCAATACAAGTTATTAATAGTGGTTTATCTAATGTTACAGAATACTACGGCACAGAATGTACTTTATACTACCCAGGTCTATACGCAGGCCAAACAGATTTAGTAGGTGTACACAAAGGAGCTGATGCTATCATAGACTTCAAGCAAACTAATAAACCAAAAAAGAGAGAATGGATTGAAGATTATTGTCTGCAGTTAGCTGCATATGCAATGGCGCATAACATTTTATTCAACACTCAAATAACTAAAGGTGTGATTATGATGTGCAGCAAAGATAATTACTATCAAGAGTTTGTAATTGAAGGCAAAGAGTTTCAATCATACAAACATAACTTTTTAAGGAGGGTTGATGAGTATTATAAAACAAGATCAAAGACGACTGGATAACATAGCTAATATGTATTGGAAAACATCTGGTGAGATGAGAGAGATGTGGGGTCGTAAGTGGTATGAATTAATTAAAAAGATAGGAAGGAAATTAGATGAGTCTAAGAATGAGAGATCTGCAGCAGATACTAGACAAATTCACTAACGGAAATAAAGGCACTGCTATATCAGATTGTTTTATTTATATGGAAAATGATCGAGGAGGCCTAAATGAAATAGGTAAAATAGAATTACAACAAAGCAAAATAATTGGTAAACAAAATAGTTCGGCTGCCTGGAGAGTGGTTTTAAAAAAAGACCAAAGACAGACGTTTATTCAATCAACAACATACAGGCAAGAATGATAGAATCCATAATGGATACGGCGCCAACGGGTGCCTGCCGGGAGACTGGGAGGCACCTTGTTTGAAATAGATTTGGTCAAGTATCCTGACGTATTTTTACGTAGCAAATCACACGAAGTAAAATTTCCTTTGGATGATAAGACTGCCAGACTTATTAAGTGGATGACTAAAGCAATGTACCAGCACCACGGCATAGGTTTAGCTGCTGTTCAGGTTGGGTATCTGCAAAGAATATTTGTGATGGATTGCACACGCAGCAGAGAGAACCCAAAAGCGTATATAAATCCAGAAATTGTAGAGAAATCTGATGAAACATTACGTGATTCAGAGGGTTGTCTATCAGCTCCAGGAAAACAAGGAGATGTAAAAAGACACATTAGAATAATTCTAAAGTATCAAACTGAAGATGGAAAGGAGGAGAGAAAAACATTTTACAATCTAGAGGCCAGGTGCATACAGCACGAAATGGATCACTTAGATGGTAAATTGTGTATAGATTATGAAAAAGGTGAGTATAGTAGGGACAAACATAACGCCCAAACAATGGTCGAATCTGATTTTAGAACTAAATCTGATACGTAAACAGTGGAAACCGTATGCTAAATTTGAAATACAAGGGCCCGGAGTTAAGAAAATTATTAAAAATGGCACAAATGTGTTCAAAATTGTGTAGTGTGCCAGTGTATAGGGGAATTCTAGGGCAAATTTTTTTTTCAGTGATCAAAAAAATATGGTGGCACAGGTGGCACAGTGGTCAAAATCGACTAGAAGTGTTGGTATTAGCGAATAATAGCTGTGCCACGACATTGATTTCTCTTGGCACAGCTTGGCACAAATGGTGTAAATAACGACATTGATTTCTCTTGGCACAGCTTGGCACAAATGGTGTAAATACTGGCTTTTTTGCAATTATGCCTTGGCACACTCCCTACTCGGCGCGCGCGACCTTTTTTGTTTTTTTAAAAACTTTTTTGCCCAAAAATCTCCCTATACAGTATATAGATTAATATGAGACGTCCTAAAAAATCAAAATACAAATCTGTTGTTATCAAAAAGAAAAGATATTACTTCTACAAAATCACGTGGTTGGATATCACGGGTGATTATGCCATCAGAGATGGTAACACACGCGTACTTGCTTAACAAAGATAAAAAGAATGTAAGAACCTTTGCAAGTTATGAAGTTAATGATGAGTTATTTAGTGATAGAAATGTATTTCCAAAAGGGTGTATAGTACGTATGGAGAAAATAAAAGAAAAAAAAAAAATTTAATTATGATGGTAGATCAAGACCATCAACAGATTTATACAAAGAAAACTTTAATAGAATCTTTAATCCGACGTTGACAAAGAATATGCCCAATGTAAAATGGGACCAACTTCCACCAAGGAAGGGACCTAACTCACAAGGAGTGACTTATGGAAATAATAAAAAGAACGGCAAATAAAATACACGAGTATTACTGCCGAGCAAATGAAATGACTAATCGGATTCAGGGTCTTGTTTTACTTCTGATGCTTCTGGTTTTGATTTTCTGGGCGTAACATCTTTAATATCTTCTTCATACATTTGATCTAATTTATCCTGTAATTCTTCAGGAGATAACTTACTAAGATCTACGTTTGCGTTGATATTAACTTGCCTATCAATATACAATCCTCCGACTTGGCCCCGATTCTTTTCGGCGGTCACGGCGGGGGACATCTGCTTTAACTTTCTAGCCTCATCTCTTAATTTAGCCATCTCTTGCAAATGACTTTGATAGTTTACACCATACTTCTCTTGAGCTTCTTGTCTTAATTCTTTTATGTAAGCTGCTACCAATGGATATATCTTTGGATTCTTTAAC